TTAGTTCCAAGCGATATGACCGTTACTGCTCCTAAAGTAGAAATCAATGGTCATACTTACCGCAGTAAATGGACAATGCGTGTTCCAAAGGACGCGAAGACAATGGAAGGCTTGCATGGCAGTTGGAATCACGGGCAATGGACTCCGGCTTGCATAATTATAGATGAAGCAAAATCTGTCAGCCACGAGATTTTTGAGGCCGCGTATCGCATAGACCCCGACTGGTTTTTGGTTATTTCAACGCCCGGTGAGGATTCTGGGCCGTTTTATGATGCAATGGAAGAAGTTATTAAAAGCAAACGTGAAGGGGCGCATTATGGCAGTAAAGACGAATTGTGGACGTATCGTCGGAAGATTGATTGGACAATGTGTCCACACTTGCTTACACCTGAAAAACTGTCATTTCGGCAGGCATTGATCAAAAAACATGGTGAAAATTCTTCATTCATTAAATCATTTCTTGGTGGTGAGTTTTGGCGTGATACTGACGAAAACTATGTTTTTACTAACCACGACGTTGATTTGATACGGAAGGCAATGAGTGGCAACGCGCCGATAAAACATGGTGAAATACGGGCGGCATTAGATTTTTCCGGAGGCGGGGATGAACAATGTATTGGTATAATCAATGGCAACGATATTGTATGTTGGGAACAATTCCGTGAACAGGATACGGCAAAATTGGCGCGGATATTTGTTGAAAAACTACGTGAACATAAGTGCGAACCATTCAACTGTTTTGCCGATAGCGGCGGTATAGGCCATGCAATAATTGATAATTTAGAAAGTATGGGTTATCGGCCAATACGACGTTACATGTCAAACCAAGAGCCGATTGATAAAAGAGAATATGCTGATCGTATGACCGAAGATCATTATACGTTTAAGGAAAAGATTTCTGAATGTAAAGATATTCTGCGATTGCCGAATGATCCGCTTTTATTTAAACAATTTCGTCAACGCAAGAAATTCCAAGATGAACATAACAAGGTGAAGCTTGAGCAAAAACCAAAACACCGTTCAAGGACTGGTGATAGTCCAGATCGTTTAGATACAATCATTTTTTTGTTTAGTGAATGGGAACCGCCCAAAACCACTGTTGTATCACAACCCGAACGCGAGCAGGACTGGCGGAGGCAACTGGGCAAACCGATGCCACAAACAGGGGCGTTTGGTTGGAGCAGTCCATACAAACAGAAGAGCATGGCCGAGCAACTTGTTAAAGGTAGAAAGTTCTAATTTTAATCTTGACAAACCACAACGGATAGTATATCATGCCCGTCAGAAAGAAAAAATCTGTTTTTTTACAGGAGAAAACTATGCCTCTTACGGCCAAAGGAAAAACTATTTTACAACACATGAAGTCGTGGTACGGCGATAAATATAAAGCAGAACAGGTGTTCTATGCTTCAAAAAACGCCGGGACTATCAAAGGTGTTGAGAAAAAAAGCGGGAAGAAATAATGCCAGTTCCTAGTACACAGTTGCTTTCTGATGTAGTCTTATTCCAAAATTTATTTCAGGACGCGGCAACATTTTGTACACCTTATTTCGATGCCGCGATAGCGTATTACAATTTGTTTAGAGGCAAACGCCCATGGCAGTTAGACGCAACGTCAAGTCAAGTCATGGTGAATAAAGCCTTCGCTATGATTGAAGATAGATTGCCTAAGTTGAAAAAAAATGTTTTTGCTGGCGAGGACTTCGTTTCCCTTGAAGCACAGACGCCCCTTGATGAAGTTGGTGTTGATGACGCACAAGCTTGGTTACGTGCATTGTTAAAAGACGAAGACAAGATTAACATTCTTTACGATATTGATTCAACATTTCTTTCTGCGTTGGTTTGTGGCACGGGCTATAGAATGCCATTTGCACGTAAAAATAAACAAGGCAAGTGGTATGTTGGTTCACGTAACATTGACTACTTTCAAATTTTGCCTGCGCCTGTTGGCGGAAAGATAAATCCGCAAGACCCAGATGATGATGATGCTCTTCCGTATTTTTTCCACGTAGATTGGATGGATGATGACCAGCTCAAAGCATTATCTAAATTTGAAGGTTTTCAAAAAGACGAAGCGGAAAAACTTTTCAAAACTGCTGTTCAAAACGAAGCGCACATCGGATATGAATATGAAGAAAAATTTCGTGTCATCGGGGGCGTTTCGTATGGTGACAGGAAAAATGATTGGCGGAGTCAGTTTATTAGCGCAACGGGTGGAAAAGAAAAAGGTTGTAAGAGGCGCGTAGTTCATTGGCATTCGCGTATTGATAATTGCTGGCGCATTATCGTCCAAGACCACTTTATGATTTTTAAAGGGCCGTTGCCACTTGGAGACAAGATGCTTTCTCTTTCTAAGTATAGTATTACCAATGACTTTGACAACTGGATGGGTATTGGTGCCATCGAAATGGTGCAAGATATTATTGTAGCCTACTTGCTCAACAGAAATTATAGGTTGGATCACATAGGAAGAGTGATGTTTCCTGCCAAGTGGATTCGGGAACAAATGTTCGCTGGCCACAGCGACAGCGATTTTTATGATAAGCCCTACAGCATATATCACGTTCCTGCTTCATTACAAAACGTAAGGTTGCAAGATTTATTTTATTATGACCGTGCGCCCGAAGTTTCTCCGCAGACTTTCATGGAGGATCGCGAGTTCGTAGAATTGATGGAAGTTATCGGCGGATCGCCTGACATGGCAAAAAATATGACAGGAAGCAATACTGCAAGTTCAACCGCAACTGGCGCACTTTCCTTTATAAATCAGGTTTCGGGAAGAATTGATGCAGAAAGTATGCTCTTAGAATTTGGAGGACTCTGCCAAGAAGCGCGTCAATTATTAATTTTGGGCGATAAATATATCAATGATGAAGAGTTCGTCAGGGATGCACGTTCGCCTAATGGTATGGGTTGGCGTAAAATTGATTCAGCGTATTTGGGGGACAAATATGTTGTGCGTAGTAATGGCACAAAATCTTCTGCTGATCAAGCACAGAAATTTCAACGCCTTATGTCCCTTTATCCTTTATGGAATGCTTCGCCTCTCATAGATCAAGTTGCTTTAAATACAGAGTTAGCAGAGTCAGCAGGAATAAGTAATTTAAAAGAAATTATAAGTCCGCCTTCTTTAGAAAATCAAAGCGGTGCTCCGATGGGTGCTCCGGTAGAACAAGGCGGATTGGCGGCTCCTCAAAACCTTCAAAATAGAAACCGATCAGTTCAGAAAGGAGTCAATCAGCCACTTTAATTATGAATAAAGTTTGTATAAAATGCGGTTTTGAATTAGATGAGAATAACCGTTGTAAAAATTGTGCAAAAATATATTCAGCACAATGGTATATAAAAAATAAGGAACGAAGAAATAAACAAATAAAAGAATGGCAGATAAATAACAAGGATAAAATAAGATCAAATGCTCGCAAATGGAGACGCGAAAATATAGAATTAGCTCGTGAAAGAGATAGAAAAAAAGATCACAAACAAAACACTATTAATAGAAGAAGGAAATGGCGTAAAGATAATCCAGAAAAACAGAAAGGATATTTGAAAAAATATCGCACAATAAACAGAAAAAAGGTTCTGGCAAGAGCAAGATATTATGCCAAGAAAAAACGATTATCTGTTTCTTTCCGATTAGAAGATGCTTTTAGAAGTGGACTTTATGATGCTTTGCGTGATAATAAATCTGGTCGCCATTGGGAAAGTTTGGTCGGATATACTTTGAGAGATTTGAAAAAGCATCTTGAATCTAAGTTTAAAGACGGCATGTCTTGGGATAATTATGGGCGTTTTGGTTGGCATATAGATCATATTGTTCCAAAATCACGGTTTAATTTTAAGACTTCCGAAGATGCGGAGTTTAAGGTATGTTGGGGACTTTCTAATTTACAACCGCTATGGTGGTCTGATAATGTATCCAAGAGCAACAAAACAATGGAAGAATGGCAACAACAAAAGGTGTCATAATGGCATTGATGGATAAATTTAATAATCCGTATAGCGGAGTTCCGTTGGATGTTCTTAATTCGCAGTTGTCCGAGCAACGTAAATTCTTAGTTCAGTTGCAGGCTGAAATAAAAGTGTTAGAAGCTGACGTTCGCGGATTCCAAGTAGACGGATATGAATTTTTCAAAAAGGAAGTGCTTGGGCGAGAGCGACAACGTTTGCTTGAGAAGCGTATGACTATTGATGCGTCAGAAATCAATCTCCATCGTGAGTGCCAAGCGCAGTTTAATGAGTGCGAACTTTTGTCTCATTCCAAAGAATTTCTTGAGAATGAAATTTCAATTAAAAACAAAAAAATGCTTGACATTTCGGAAAAAATCTCTAAAGTCAGTATGCAAATTCAAAAATCAATAAAGAAGGAGAAATGAGAACTAAAATCTATTCCTTGCAAGACGAGAATGGAAACATTCGGTATATTGGTAAGACGATAAAGAACTTGAGTAAGCGTTTTTCTGCTCATTTATTTGAAGCTCGTAATGGGTTAAAAAATCATCGGTGTAATTGGATTCGTTCTGTTTTATCACGCGGGAAATGGCCCTTAATATTTTTAATCGGAGAGGTTGAAGGTGATGGTTCTAAAGAAGAAATTGCATGGATAAAGTATTTTAGAGAAGAAAACGTGAAATTGGTTAATGGAACTCTGGGTGGTGAAGGAATGACAGGGCATAATCCTACTGAAGAACAGCTACAAAAAATGTCTAAAGCACAAAAAGGACGGACATGTTCGGAAGAGACGCGGCGCAAAATGTCCGAAGCACGAAAAGGTGAAAAGAATTGGAATTATGGCAAACATGCTTCTATGGAAACCCGACGAAAATTATCGGAAGCACAAAAAGGTAAATATCCTTCCCAAGAGACTCGTAAAAAACTTAGTGAAGCACTCAAGGGTAATAAAAATTATTTTTACGGGAAACATTTATCACCATGGAATTTTGGCAAACATCTTTCTTTAGAAACACGGCGCAAACTATCTGAGGCACATAAAGGAAAATCCCTGTCAGAAGAACACAGATGCAATATAAGCATGAGACTTAAAGGACATCTTGTTTCAGAAAATACTAGAAGAAAAATTAGTGAATCAAAAAAAGCATTTCAATTAAGGGTGGCATAATACAAAAAAGAAGGAGAAAGAAAAATGGCAGATATTAATGCTATGAACGCAAATGATCAGGCTTTACTTAGTGGCCAGATTTTACCATCAATTCCTACGCCATCTAATTCCGTGCCTATTGCTTCTTCGCAGTCGGCATCACAACCAATTTCAAATCCTGCCCCTCAGCCAGTGGCAAGCCAACCGGCCCCCACAGTTGAGCAATCAGGTAAAACGCAAGGAACGGATACGAAACCAGTGGTTCAGCCCTCTGCCTCAAGTGGACAATCTGAACCTAAGTTAAGCGATGAACAGTTGCTTACCATGACTGGTCTTGTAGAAACTCCAAGTCAGAAAGTCGCCCGATTGGAACGGGAACATTCGGGGGCTACTAAAGAAGCCCGTCGTCGTGCTGAACGTGAAAAACGCATTACGGAAATGTTAGAATCACAGGGAATAAAGTTAGTTGAAGATGAAAACAAATCTCCGATTGGTTTTATTCCAACGAAAAATTATGGAAAAGACGTGGAAGGATCGCGTATTGAGTTCAGTAGAATGTCAGCCGAAGATCAGAAATTGTTTTTAGATTCAGATAATCCTCAAAAGATTATTGATAAGATTCAAGAACAAGATCGGAAGGCATTTATAAAAGTAGTTCCTACTACTATGCAAGAACCAATACTTCCTATTGATCAAAGTCTTCATCAGGAAACTGTTAATCATCTTTTAAAAGATGAAAAATATCTTGATGGTGATTTGAAATATCCAGGACTTGAAAATAATCTTCGCGTGATAGAGATGGAAGTCAACAGACAGGGAACGCCTCAAATGCTAAAAGATTTTTATAATGCACCAGAGACTCATGCTTTAGCTGTTTCGCTTCTACATCTTTATTTCCAAAATGCACGCAATCACAATTCAGACGTGGCGAGAAAAGCTGTTGAAGCTGCTGCAATTAAGGCGGCAGAAAGAGACAAAAATCCAACGCCCGCCCCTACTGGTGGTGGAACGCCAACATTAGGGAATCCTCAATCTTCGGGGAATCCTTACGTTGATTCCATGAATCAGGCTATGGACGAAATTTCAAGGGAACGGGCAAGACCAAAACAATAATAAATATTTAAAAGTTAGGAGACAATTATGCCTCAAATTCCCACAGTTGTAAGTGGAATCGTAAGTACCGATATGGTACTTCCGGTCAAAATAGTCTTTCCTATGCGGGATAAAATACCGCTAGTGGATGGACAGCGAGCGTGGTTTGAGTGGATCACGCGGCAGTTCAAGGGTGGAGAAGAGTCGGTTACTAACATGGAATATAATTTCATGGAACAACGGTTGTATCCGATGATTATGACGGTTACGGGAGCGGCAATAGCAGGGGCCACCACGATTCCGTGCGATCATCCTGAATATGCACATACTCGTCAGTTGCTGTATAATACTTCAACGGGCGAAATCTACAAGATGAACGAAGCGACTGGCGGTACTGGTACTGCTGGAAGTGTTACGGTTGTGAATCTTGTCGGTACTGGTGGTATAACTACTGCTTGTGCCGCAGGACAAGTCTTGCAGATTCTTGGTATGACTCAATATGAAGGCGGCCCGATTCCGGCTTCTTTCTCGGCCCAACCGAATCAACGTATTACCTATCTGTATCAACATGACAGAACGCGGTCTAATACGGATATTCAAAAAGGCACGAAAGAATACGGCATGAAGCAATTGATGATTGACCGTATTGAATGTTGGGTTTCAGAATCAAGGGCAACGTCAATGAATTTGTACGTTGGTCAGCAATCCAAAGAAACTGTTAGTGGTACGGGTAGCAAAAATACTTATACCATGAGCGGTATTATGGAGCAGATCAGTTCAAACGTCATTGATTTTAATGCCGTGCCTGGAACGTTGACGTTGGCTTCGGTTGGCGAAATGATGCGTAGAACTATGATGCACGAAGCTACCAGTCCTGAAAAGGTTGGTGTTTGTGGTCAGAACGCTATAGCGGCTATTTCTGCCATGCCGGTCAATGCAATTCGTACATCCGTGAATGAAACTGAATGGGGTAAGAATCTAAAAACATTGGTTACACCGCACGGTAATCTTACCGTCGGTTACGACCTGATGCTTTCTCAAGATTACGGAATGGCCGACAAGTTCTTCATTCTGGATGCGAAACATATCAGCCGCTTGCACTTCATTGACGAAGTTACGCGGATGCTTCTGAACGTTCAATTAAGTACCGATATTCATAATCAGATTGATGTTATTACTGGTACGGATGGTATTTTGGTTGGCATTGAAGAACTCCACGCTCAAGTCATTAACATTCACTAATTAAAGGAGACCGATGAGCAATGCTTATTATGCAGTAAAACAAGATTCGTCTAAAGCGGTGTTCCGTCATTCTCTTGTGTATAAAAACACAATGGCATGGACTGACCAACATGGAATTCATCATCCAGCGGAATGTAAGTCTTTGACTCCTGATGGTATGGGCATTTATACTGCCTTTAACATAGAGGAAGAAGACGGAAAGCTGGCTAAGAAAGTTATGGACGACTTTGTAAAAGAGGGCAAGAAGCCTATTATCGGCCCCTATTCCACGCGGGAAGCCGCGGTGGTGGCCGAACGCAAGTTGCGTCCGAAAACTAAAGACGAAATAATCGCCGAACTCAAGTATAAACTTGAACAAGCAGATGCTCAAAAGTCTCAAGGAAAGGATAAAGTAATATGATCAAAAGAAAAAATAAATTGATTATGTTTATGGCTATTGTTGTAAGCATGATTTTAGGGGTGGCGACAACTTTTGCCGCCAATCCCGTAACGTATGCGGCTGACGCTTCGCCTGCGTTCTATGTGGTTAATAATTCAACAGGGACGTTGACGATTGTTGTGAGCGGGGCCGGTGGCGCGTCGTCTATAATGACCAATGCTGTAACGTATGGTGGTGTTACGACTACCATTATTACAACCAATGGGACTTCAACTATTGGTGGATTGGAAACGGCGATTGCGGCTTGCACGAATACGGCAGGTGCGGCAAAGTTGGCGATTAACTCTGAACCGTCTCTGGCGGCTGATACTGTTGCTATTCTTGCGGGGACTTATACCGCATTGACTACCAAAAGTGTTGCGTTGCTGTGGGACACCAGTGCTCATTTGGCATACGACGTCTATTT